TTGCTACTGGACCCCCAGGTCCAGATCTACTTCTACGCTCCGCATCCATTGCTCTACGCCGAGCCATTCCTCTATACCTATCAACTTGTCCATCCTGAGAAGGAACACCGCCACCAGCAGTAATACTCCTCATTCCACCTGTGGCAGGACCCTCAGAAACAATCTGCTCATCAACTTCTTTATCATCATCCTTGATATCATCAAGCATGACAAGAGGATTCTTAGCACCCATAGAGCGAAGTTTATTCTTCACCATATTGATTTTTGCGTAGGTGCCACGCATATCCTTTTCTTTTTCCTCAGGTTTTTTCTCACACTCAGCAGTGTTAATCATTGACTCATCAACTTTTTCTTCTGCTGCTTTTTCTGCTGCTTTCTTTTCAGCAATCATAGTGAACATCTTCTGGTGAGCAAAAGATGCGAATACATTACCCTTGGAAGCAGATACTGAAGGATCATCTTGAGCATCTAGCGGCGCAATTTTGACTGCCCCAGACTTATAGTTATCAACACCCTTTCCAGTAATCTTACCACTCTTAGATTGTTCAGGTTCTGTTGCATCTGTAATCAATGCCTCCTTGAGTTTCTTATCTGCTCTATTACGAATAGCAGATCCAATTGCTTTACGACGCTTTAGCAAATACTTATCAGTTTTATCATGATCACCATCATTGTCAACATCCTTATCTTCTTTACCGACAGGATCTAACTTACCTTTAGGTGCTTCTTTCTTTTTACGAGTACCCTCGTAAGGTTCGCCATGCTCAGTCATTTCTACAGATTCAATATTGGGGTTAGCACGAAGTTGAGTGATCTTAGCACGATCAGCATACCTTACATATGTCTTACCATTCTTATCCTTAACTCTTACCTTATACTTACCACCATCTTCTTCATCAAGTTGCTGTAAGTATGCAAGTTCGATTTCTTTATTTTCTTCGTTCTCCACAAATACTTTATAAAGAGCATTAGCAACATTATCAGTTGCCCACTCAGGAGCACCTTGAGTAAACTGTTCTTTCACACCACCCTCTTTACCGAATAGTTTTGCTCTAACAGCAGTTCTTTCAGCTTGACTCAAAGAACTATTGCTCATATATTGAGCAAAAGCAGCTTTCAAATCGATATCTTCTCTACGGGCACGATAACGAATATCGTATACAGCCTGGCGGATTTTCTTCTCAGAAGACTCTTCTGTCTTTCCCTTGCCACCTTTCTCCCCTTTCGCTGCGGCAGCGGCGGGAGCAAACTTTCTTGCTGGTAACTCTTCAACTATATTCTTACCCATTGGAAAAAATCAATTACTTTTTTCTTACCTTGTATTTATTTATGAATTGTAGTCCGTAACTACTACCAGGAACCATGGTCTCCACATACTTTCTGAACTTGTCAGTGCCCACCAATCTATTATCAGATGATACCCCAGATTTAGTAGTTCCATTCACAATTGCTTCTTGTACATCCTTAATCCAGGATTTAAACATAATCTTATCTTCAGTGACACAAATAAGATGATTAGCACCTCTACGGATAATTCTACCAATCAATCCATTATTTAAATTTTCTACAAGATCACCAATATTAAAAACTTCTTTGGCAATATATGCTTCGCGAAGATTTTGTGGATCTTCTTTTGGAGCAATTTCCCAAATATTCCAACACTCATCAACTTGATCAACACCCATTCCCTGACGAACCGTGTCAAATAGTGCCATTGCTTGCTTCCTTGGGATATCTTCAGGAAGACCAGAACGGAAAGTTTTAAAATCACCTTCCATAGCAGCAAGTCTCATTCTTGAAGAAGAAAGACCTTCAACTCCATCAGAATCTGGATCTCTGTCTCCAGAAGAAATAACTTCTAAACCATCAAATTGATAGAGTGCTCCATTATAACTTTGAGATAGTTTATCAAACTCTTTGACTCTATCTTGCCCAGCAACGATTCTTACATTCGCATATCCATCATTATGAGCTCGCTTCAAAACATCAAATATAGATCTGTTACCAGGATCATTCATAATCCTTTCACTATGCTGAGGAAACATTGACCTCATCATAGAAATTTTAGTATCAGCATCTAAAGGATTCTTTTTCTTATCTTGAGTTCTGGAAGGAACAATAATATAGTCACTTCCCTCTGCTTCTGCTGATTGTGCAGCAATATCCATAAGTTGAAGATGACCTGCATGGGGTGGATTGAATCTACCAAAAGCAAGAGTCAATGTTCCTTTAGTTTTAGGAACTGGTGGAGGACCTGCTTCTAAGTCAGAACTCATAGACGCTTTGGGCGCTTCTTTTGGAACTGGTGCAGGTTCTTGTTGCTGTAAAGCAGGATCTACAAAATTTGGATCTGAAATATTTTTCTCTTTTTCCGTCTGTGCTGGATCTTTTCCACCAACTTTCTGACGCTTATTATAAAACTTTAATCTTCCCTTTTCGGTTTTTGCTACAAACTCTCCAGTAGAACGGTCATACCATCCACCGTGACCGTCTCCCTGAAGACCCATTCTTGCTGCCTGCTGAGAAGCAGACTCCCTTAAAAATCGAAAGAAGGATTTCATCAGTTCTTTAATAATTTTGTTTTGATTTCTTTTTCGTGGGCAACAATGTACTTAAGTACATTTACTTTCGCCTCCTTATATTTATCATCCTTCTCATTTGTTAGATACAGATGAGAAAAGGTAAGAAAGTTTTTAAACTCATTACCCTTACGATGTTTAATTTTTTTGTATTGAGAAATCAAATGATTTAATAAAGTGTTCATATGTATTGTTTAATATTTCTACCACCTTTTGCACTTATGACAAGTCTAGCACCTTTGATGCCATAGTTGTTTCTATCACCTTTATATATTGCCATAAAGACAGGTTCGTTACCTCCCGTAAGATCTTCACCATTTTTATGTGTTTGTGCAGTGGCGATTAATCTATACTTATTACCAGAAATATTCTGGAGAGAAACTCTTCCTTGAAGTAGTAGGTCTACATTTTGGATACTTGATTGTGCATTTGCAGAGTATCCACTTCCATATACTGATTGTAATTTTAAATTTTTATCTTTAATTCTTCTAGCAACAGTTGTTGCAGGAGGAATTCCATTAGGAAACATTTGTCTACATGTTTCAACAAATGCTTTTGTTTCTGGATGTGCTGCTAATACAGGTTCACCCCTTTCAGTGATACCACCCCATTGCTGAATTGCAGTTGGGGAACTACCATCTTTATGAGAAACAAATCCAACCATTCTCCCATTTACATCTCTGAAATGAAAGTCTGATTTGGGTGTTCCTGGAGTGCTTTCCACATCAACGACTTGATAATAGTTTTTACCTATCTGTAAGTTGACAGAATCACTTCCTAATTTTTGTTTTAGTTTAGATAAAGATTCCCTGATGATACGGATCTCTTCATCTTCCGCAGCAGTTGTATTTTGCGACCTACCAGAAAAAGCAGAATCTTTATACAACTGAGTTAATCTGATTTGTTTATTCATAGTTGTCGGTAAAATTATACTATTACCGACAGTATAAAAACTAACCAAGTCATCAACAGTTTTTATTTGTTTTGCTACGCGAGGATCTACTTTTACTTTTGATCCATTTCCCTCAACAAGAGTAAAATCACCTCTTGTAGCAATTCTTGTTTTAAAAAGAGAGAAATTATTTCTCTTTCTAAGTTCTGTTGGTGATAATGATGCCATTACCTTTTTTAGATATTTATAGCTTACCACCAACAACACCACTATTGATAACCTTAGAATAGTCATCAATTGTACCTTCCTGTAGACACTTAAGATGCCATCGAGTCATTTGAATAACATCTTCTCGTTTCAAACTTGTAAGAAAGTGAGCACCATAAGGTTCTTTCAAAATACTAACATGAAGACCAAATCGCGTCTCTTTTACATAGAAAGCATCATCAATCCATACAACATCTTCAGGAACATTTTTTTCAATTGTTCCACCTAATGAAGTTTGGAGTGTGGTTTTTTTAACATTTTTAGCATCAGTCGCCAAGTTCATAACATCCCCACTTTCCAGATTTTTCATCAAAGATTGCTACTGCTCCAGGTGGAACATCTTCTGCTTTTTCAACGACAGGTGCCCCATCTTCGTTTACCTTTTTGTTAAATCCAAAGGGACCTTCTTTTTCTTTTTTCTCTAATGCAAGTTTCAGTGCAAGACCACCTACTGCTTCCATTACTTTAAGAATGTCTTCTGCCTTGGCATCCTCACCAAGTTCTTTAGCAACATACCAATACTTTGGCCAAAAGGTTTCACCAGCCTTTTGATAATCTTCAAGCGTCAGGAGTTTCATTGTTCAGAATTGTTTCTAGTTGGTTATCAATATCATCCATAATCTTACGCAACTCAACAATTCGAGGGGGCGTACATTTAGGATCTGTTGTATAAAGTTTTTGTTCGGCAGCAATGATACCATGCAATGCTGCTGCGCCAGTAGGTTCTAGTTTTAGAGTTACTTTTTTAGATTTACTCATTTCCCTACTCCATAATCTCCACCATTTTCCGCATTTTCTTTTTCAAGTTTACGGATATCACTATGAAGTCGTTCTACTGCTTTACGAACTTCTTCAGTTTCTTCCCACTCAAAAGTGTCACCAGACTTAGTTACAAACTCTCTTTTAGTCATACATCTCCTTCTTTACGATTTTCAGAATAGTGAACATCAAAAGATCCACCTGGATAACGAGATTGTAGTTTTTCTACATTCATCTCAATAACCTCATCAAGGGAAATGTTTAGACCCATACATGCTTGAGCAACATACCACATGATGTCACCCAGTTCACGCTTTAGGTGGAACATATTTTCTTCATTGACAGGTTTGCCTTGGAAGATAATCTTTTTGACAATCTCAGTGAACTCACCTGCCTCAGCACACATACCCACAGATGCGGTGAGAAGACGATGAGTTTCAAAATCATCAGCAATCAGTTCTTGAACGCGATAGACAAATGCATCGTGATTCTGAGAAGGAGTGCTAGTAACTCCATTCACAAACTCTAGGTACTTGTCAGTATCAACTTTAGACATTAAAAATTAAACCCCTCAAATGTTTTCTTTGGTTTTGATTCCTCATAATTATACTCCTCATCCTTGCCACTGTCAAGGATATTATCCTGTGCGGTTTGCTCACAATCATACAAACGCATCTTGGCACGATCAATACCAACTACAAATCGCTTTGAAATGGTTGGATCGTTATATCGATTCTTCAACTGCTTTACCATGATCTGATTTAACCCTTCGAGCTCCTCAGTGCTAATAAGAGCAAACATAAGATCAGCAGTTGCAGGAAGCCCAAAGGACTCGGAAGTGTCAGTAAGGTCAACATCAGAGC